TCTCAACAGAGCCTTGTTTGTTTCTTGTTGTTTCGCCCATTAGGATAACATCGTCTGTCTCTCTTACCCCTGCTTGCGTTGCATATCCACCTTCTACTTTGATGAAGTCTCCGTCAATGAATCCTGTGAAAGCCGGATCGGTTGGCCCTAGTTTTTGATATCCTACAGCAATTTTAACTAATTCATCGCCCTCGCTAAAATCTATAGGTAGCGAATCTACAGTTATTGTTCCAGGTTCTATTACTTTAATATAGTTACCGATTTCTGTTAAAAGAGAATCGTATTCAGGCCTTCCCTTTGGGTAAGTTGTGCCTTCTGACGCATCCCAGTATCCTTTAAAATCGCTTGCTGGTTGGCTTGGGTTATATCCACTCATAGATTAAACCCCCTTATAGGCTTGTATTTCTCCACTAGTCAACTGTATTGCCGTCCATTCTCCATCGATTGTATTGCCAGCAAGAAATGTCTTGGGAAGCGTTACAGTTGTATTGCCTGTCAATACTGCAAACACGGTATCTGATATTACTACTATTCTATTCCATTTGCCCGAATGCAATGTAGTATCATCGATGATTTCCATTCCGCGCTTACCTTTTTGCGCTAAGTCTATTTCTTGCAGTTCAGTTCTTCGTGCTTCACTCATTTCTTCACCTCCAATATTTTAGTTAGTTCATTCCTTTTCATCCTGTCTACGCCTTTTATACCTTTTGATTTCGCAATCTTTTTAAGCTCTGCGACTGTTAGTGCCTTTTCGTTTTTTTCTTCGCTCTTTTTTTCTTCTGTTACTTCGCCGTCATGCTCATATCCAAGTTTTAAAAGATTGCTGATTACCTCGCTGTCAGTTGTTTCAAGTTCTCCGTTAATGAATTTGCATAATGCTTTATTCTTTACTGGATTCCAAACGATTCCATGTCCATAAAACTTCATAGCGTCACTCCTTTTAAAAAAAGGGAGGTTTTACCCTCCCCAATCTTATATTGCCGTAAATTCTTCAACACTCGTTGCGGCCGCAATCGTATAACCCAAGATTGTTGCTTCGGATACCGTGTAAGTGTCTGTTTCCGTGGTAAGCCATGCGGCTTCGTCACCACTGACAACTACTTCTGCTCTACCTTTTTCAATAGTAAGCGTTGTAGAGACAATCGTTGCTGTCCCTGCATCAGAATCGTCAGCAATAGAGTTACCTGTAGTGATTGCTTTATCAAACCACTCATGCACTTCCCCTGCTGCTGTTTGAAGTTCAACAACAACAGTTCTTGTCCATGCTACAGCGGTCGGAATAGGAGTTACCGTTGCCGGTGTAACTACCCATACCATGTCGCCTGCCATTGCTTTGTCTCTCAAATAAAATTCGTCTCTTATTTTAGGTGCTATGCCTATTTTGTTCTCAATATCTTTCATACTTTAGCACCTCCTATGATGTTGCCAACCCAGTAAGTGACATATGATACTCTTCAGGACCATAATCCAAACCGGCTTGCATGTACCATTGACCTTTCTTGGATGCCGCTACTTGTGCCAAATCTTCGAACGCTATGATCTGACCATTGTACGGGCAAAATACGGGAGACATTACGCTCATGTCAACGATGTAAATATCGTCAGTTGCAACTTGCGGAGCCCATACTACCGTTATTTCTGCAAAGTCTGTGAGAATCTTTCTAACTGCAAGACCACCTTCGGTGCGGCTTGTTGGTACATACCCGTAAATATCAGATATTGCTTGAATTTGATATGCGTTTGCAAATGCTACCATGTTAGTAAATTGAGATCCGTTATTTGCTCCTTCTCTTACAACTTCATCAATCAATGCTTTCGAAAGGGCAGCTCCTGCGGCGGCTACTGTATTGGTAGAAATAGCGTTTGCAAGTCCTCTCATTTTAGCAGCGGTTGTTGCATCAGATCCCAGTTGATAAGTACCATTGAACATCGAGTATTCCATGTCAACTGCGATTTGTCTGAGTTGTAGCATTTTTTGATGTTCGAACTCGTCTTGAATCGGTTGATTTCCAATTACTTGGATTCCGCTAAATTCGCCAGTAGTTGACTGTTTAGCATGGGAAACTTCGACAGTTTCTTGGAATATTTGGACTGTATTGTAGTCTTGCGTTCTTGTGATTGTGGTTGCTGTGTTACTTGATACTGAAGCTGCCTCCGTGATAGCTGGTTGACTTCCTGAGGCAAGAGCCGACGTTTGCGCAAGTGGGAATGTGAAAGCGTTTGTTGTCTTTCCTCCACCGCCTGTGAGTCCACCCATCATATTAAGCAACGGGGTTTGGTTTGCTCCAATTACATAAAACTGACCTAAATAGTTCAGATCTTCTCTCGATTTATTCCATCATTACTGATGGCTCCGACTATATCTTCACCCGGTCTGGGTGGTTCGCGCTTGGAACGGTGATAAAATCCGTCCTACTCTCTTTCGAGATAGTCTGTGCACCTTCATCAAGGGTTATATGTTTCCACGTTATTCCGTTCTTGATTTTAGAACATTGATTATTGGTTATATTCATAAACTCAGTTATATCTCTATTGCGGAATCCCATAGCAATCATTTTTTTTATTTTTCTCGCTTTGTATTCGGTCATTTTAGCGTTACCATTCAAACTGCCTACCATTCCATACATTGGATTATTTTTACCACTTAAAGACTTAGACCTTTTATCTCTCGTAGCTTGATTAGGTATCCATCCTTCTCCGCCCACAGTAAGATTGAATCCATTACCATATGTGTTAAGCTTTTCAATCCAATATATTTCACGCTTTAAGCAATCTTCATAACCTTCTACTCTTTCGATAACTTCAAAAATAAAGTTATCTTTGCCATATTTATTATAAGCTCTTTGTAGAAAATCATTTCTATGGTTTCCGCGCTTTAATGATCTAAAATGATTATATTTTCTTTCCGCAAAGCATCTTGTTACACCGATGTATTCTCTACATGTCGGCAAACAAGTTATTTTGTATATTCCTGAATCCATTTTATAAGCCATTTAATCACCCCTGACGCTTGGCACAGGATTGCCCCATTAGGGTTTCCCTGTTAGCATATTCGTTGATCGCCATTTCCTGCGATTACTAATCGTCGAATATACACCGCTTTTTCTTGCGTTCACGAACTTCCTACTTTATATTCCTATAAAGCCTGACTCAGAAGAATCAGTGTATGCCATCGAATAATCACTCCTTTATTTTTCGTATTTGTGTTGCGATCTGATTCATCAGTGTAGCGTTTCCTGCTTTTTCAGCATCGTTATACCTTGTAATCAAGTCAGCTTTTTGATTCGGGGTTGTATTGCCTCCTGGATTCTTTGGTGGAGGATTTCCATTAACTACTGTCTGCCCAAACAAGAAATCGTTAGCCTCTTTGATTGGCGTCATTTGCTCATTGAATCCAAGTAGGTTATCACCATCAAGAGAAATCTTTTCCATGTCAAACAGTGCCTTGACTGCCTTAGCATTCTTAGGTTGATGCTTTGCAAGTTCCTGCTCAAACTTATAATTCAGTTGTTGAGCTTTTGTCTTTGTCTCATATTCAGTTTTTTGTGTAGCGTTCAAGTCTTGCAGTTCCTTGATAGTCTTGTTAAGCTCTTCACTGTTTCCTGCTTTACCTTCAAGCTCTTTGAGTTGCTTATCCCGTCCATCAAGTTGTGATTGCAATTCTTTAAGTTTTGCGGACTCTTCATTAAGCCTTTCTCTCGGAATGTACTTACCATCATTTGTAATTAGTGTACTGTCCCCGAGTAGTTCTTTCAGTTTGGCTTGTCCTGCTTCGTCCACATTCAATACTTCGATTATTTTGTTTAACATGTTTATCCCCTTTCGTTCACTTTTTAACGAGGTCGTGTCCTCGATTCGATTGATGGTTTTAACGGCAACCATACGCCGATTTAATTCCTATTTGTTGTTAGTTGTTTATTATATAAAAAAGAGAATCAACCGTGTTGGCTGACTCTCTTGGAGTTCCATTTATTGAAGTTCTAACACATTCTTTTCTTTGCATCTTGGACACTTGATTTCTATTGTTGTTTCGCCGTAAACTCTATCAGAAGTATCGGTATACTTGCCTAGTAACTTATTACACTTGGTGCATCTGATTTCTTTCATTGCGCCTCCTTTGGGCTTCTAGTTACTAACCATTTCTTCTACCATTTTTACGATTTCAGAACCCTCATAATATTTTTTAAGTTGTCCGACAAGCCATTCGAGTTCATATAGTTGTATGGCCGCTAGTTCTCTTGCTTTTAGTTTCTCTTCATCAACATAAATAAGATTCTTTTCCATGATTCGTGCCTCCTTTGGGCTTCTAATTTACATCGGGTAGAGATTTGCACTCTACATGGGTAGCTATCTCTCCGAGTGTTGTTAAATAACAACTAAGGATGCTATCCTTCTAAACTCGTAGCGTCTACTGTGATTTCTCACTTGACAGTACAACTGCCAATCTATTCCGCCACCGATGTATTATTATCTTGATTATAGCACATCTGCCTCTTTCATGCACTTCGCCATTTTTGGTATTAGATATGCAAGAGTATCAACAAGCTTTTCGTCATCAAAATATTCAACTTGCCCAGCTTCAAATAAAAAAGCGTGTATCATTTCATGCCTAACTATTTTATTTGTGAAATCTTCAAGCTTTTCACAAGTATTTCCTGTTTCTTTTATTTGTCTGACAAGAATTTTTTTAGAATATGCTTCTGTCTGTCCATTTGCATTAGCTTTTGCAAGTTTTTCGTTATTATCTTCAACATAAAGCAATTCGTAATCCTGCCCTAAAACATTAATAACCTTGTTTTCCATGTTGCCTCCCTTATTTTAAATCAACAAACCATTCTTTCATGCCCTCTTTATCATCGCCATCTATTTCATAAGTAACAGTTCCGTATGAATCTTTACTCAATCCGAAAGTACATTCACCGAAAACATCTGAATCTTGTTCTATTTTTTCGGGTGCGTTTGTGAAAACTGTTCCTGCCGGTATAACAATATCTTTAATCAATACTTTTTTCATATTGCCTCCCTATCTTAAACCTCAGTTGTGTAAAATTCAAAATTTTTAGCTGTTATTTCACTTCTTTTAACGTTGAAGCAATAACACTTTTTAAATATATTAAATTGAAACCATGATGCTACCATTGCTTTACCATTGTCACCATACGTTGTCAAATAATGCTTAAACATTTTGTGCCTCCTTATAATGGTTTACTAGTTGTTTTCGCGCCGTCTGTGACTTTCTTCAGCCATGTGTCGTAATCCGTGCCTTTAGGTACTAGATACTTTTGACCGTCTGCGTTAAATATCTTCCTGCCTAGTATGTCTTTATTCTGTGGGAAGTGTACCGCTGTAGTTGACCGGCAGTTTGGATGCATTGGCGGATAGTTTACCCCTGCGACTGCATCGCCTTTCTTATGGATTGAACCGTCAAGATCCGAACATATCTGCGAAGTCCTCTCGTCTAACTCTGCGATGTATTCATATTCTTCTACCCATGACATTTTATCATAAGCTGTTAGATTGGAAGCGTTTACTACATGGTTCGTTTCAGTTCTTACGAGTCTTTCGGCTTCCTTGTACGATGAACCCATAGTGTCACGCACACGCCTAGAAGCTTTCTGAACTCCTTCACCTCTGATTAGTTCCTGCGTGATATCCTGTTTCAGCACTCTTGATAGCTTCTCTTTGTTGTTCCATATCCTATCAGAGAATGAAAGTCCACTCCAAGGTGTACTGATTGCTTGCTTGATAAACGCATCGGGCAAGAGTCCAAATGTTGTGCCTACTCCTACACCTTCCTGGATCGTAAACATGCCCGTTAAGTATCCATCTTTATATGTTGACTCTAGATGTTTAGTTGTCAATGATTCTTCAAATACTCCAAGAGTCTTGACCGCTGCGTTTATGTTCTCAAGTGCTTTTGTGAGCCGGTTGTATTTGTTTGCATCAGCGAATGATAAAACAAGTTTGCCATCTTTAACTGTTCCGTTGGCGTACAATGCCTTGACCTGTGTTTCTATTGCGTTTGATGCCTTTCTGTATTCCTTGGATAGGTCTTTGAGTTGTACTGTTGTGAGGTCGTAGAACTTACCTTCATTATCAAGCGCACGCTCTGCCCAATACTTAGCGGATGGCGTGTTTACGTTGTCTTTAATTTGTTTAAGCGTTAGAGCCATTTAATCACCTACTTTTTTCTTTCTTCAAATCTACCATCTATTATAAAAACTTCCGGAGAATTTACTGAATATCTTCCATACATATCGTTTATATACTCGCTAAAATCATATTCGCTAATTGCGTCAAATATATCCGCATAATCTTTGCCTATATCGTCCATCGCTTTCCATAAATCTTCGTTTTTCCTTTTGTTTAAATACGGGAACAAATCTATGGTATCTAATAGTTTCCATGCTTTTATTTCTTCATCGTCCATATAGCCTCTATACCAACTAGGATTCTTACCCATTACTATTCTCCTTCCCCAAACGGGTCTTCACCTTTCATCCTCGCCTTTTCCTGCTCTACATCTTCAACGAGTGGACTGTTTTCCCATATGGTTTCGTCTGATATAACGCCCTTGCTCTTTGCGGCTGCTTCTGCTGCTCCTGCCATATCTAGGATTACAGTTCTATTGAATTTTATTTTGCAATCAATAGGTTTTTCGCCTTTTATCTCAACTAAGTAAATGTTGATAAAATCAATGAAATTGTTAAACAATTTAGTCAATTGAGTTTCTAGCCTATTGGCTTTTAGTTTAAGTAGGGAATATCTCCCTTCTAGGACTACCCCCGTTATATTCCCGTCACCTACTTGTGACGGATCGAATCCTTGCCCGAACGTGTATATGTCAGTTTTAAGTCTGTCAAGTATCTTCTCCCTTGCCTCGGATGGGATGTCTACTGTCTTATAGCCTACATCTCCACCTTCTCCAACTATTATTACTTTTTTGGTTTTGATATTTACAATCAGTTCATCTGTGATTTCACCTTCATAACCCTTTAGAACCACAAGAGCATCTTGTATGTCCTCTATGTTGTTTGCGAAGTCTGACACCGCTATATCGTAAACATCAACCTGTGGTTTGATAGGCTCCAAATCGCTCATATGCGAACTATTATTCCAAAGAGGTACAATCGGTACAAGCCCGAATGAATGCGACTCTTCGTCCTCTGGTGTAATGTCATTGTATGATGTCCAATGATACTGCGGATTAGGTTGTATGCTCATATCCATCAAGTAGCTTTTGTCGTCCTGCTCCATGTAATAAGTTACCTTTTCTTCATCGTACCACTCGACACGCTTTCTGAATATCTTTTCACCACTATTCGAAACTACTTCCATAGCGTAGTACCTGATTACCCCTAGAAGTTTCTGAAGGTGTGAGGTGTCGTAGATAAAGATCAAATCCTCGCCGGCCATGTTCATGAACTGGAAATTACCATCCTCGTCTACATAGGAATACCAACCCTCAACTGATTTCTTTGACGATTGGCGTGCCGTCTCTTGTAATAGTTCGTGAAATCCAGGAGCAATTTCATTGAATTTGTCAACGTCTCCTTCTGTTTCACTCGTGATTGTTGGTGGTTTGCCTAAAAGATAATCAACCTTTTGGTCAACTAGAATCTTTAGAAATCCACTTGGCACTTTGTTGTTCGCTCTGTTGAGTTCCGGGTGCTTTAGTCCATTTAAGTAATAGAACATTTCTCTGTCCATTATCTTGTCATTCCTGCTCCGGTAATAGACGATGCCATTTAGCTTTACCTGTCTTTCTTCTGAGCCTATATCCTCGTCTATCAGGTCTTTTATGATTCCGGTATCGCTTCCGCTCATTCCGTCTGAATAAAGCTTTTGAATGATATACTCTTGATATGTTACCGCCATATAGTCACCGCCCTTTTTTAGATGAATCTGAATGTGGTTTTATTTGTTGCTCTTACTAAACTTGCCAATGAATCGGGTGCATCATCATGAGTGCTGTTTTCTGTGTAGTCTAATATCTGATTTATATACTCTTTATCGGTTTCTTTTATGAATATAATATCTTTCCATCTGCCTTTTAAATGGGTTGATATTTTAACATATTTATTCATGCTCTCATGATAATTCTTTTTAGGAGCTTTAATCAATTTGTTCAAGTACCCTTTGTCGGCATTCTTCTCATTATATAATGTGCCTGCTTTATAATATTCTCTTTTAGCTTCAAACCCCGCCAAGCAATCATCTATATGTTTCTGCTTCAATTCTCCGTATGCGTATATAGTCCCGTCAGGCTGTTCTTTTATTATGGTGAACGCTGATCCGTCTTCGCCCCCGTAACTTGCGTCAATATGGCAAACTCCATTTTCTATCAAGTGAGTATTGCTGCCATCGTCTATTTTTACATTTCTGAATAAAGCATCTTCATCTGCTATATGTTTCAATTCATAATTAGCACTAAATAAACTTGATGTCATCCCATCCCTTAAATCTTGCAGTTCTTTGTCGGTTATCAGCCCTGTGGAATAACAATCATATTTCTTTTTATTTACCATTAAGCTAAACGCATCATCTTTATGCCATGGCGTGCCTGTGTTTATTATTCTTCCGCCTCTATTTTTAATGTTCTGCAACTCTTGATATGCTATCTTTGTTCTATTTCGCTCTGCTTGTGATATTCTATCGATTATGGTTATTATATCGTCTGTGATTATTATATCTCCATGCTTCCCGGTCATAGATGCTTTAATTCCAATTCCCAATAGTTGGCTTGCTCCTGTTGTTGATTTATTCAAGTTTGTGTTTATTTCGTAGCTACTCGCTTTTGTCAATTTTAAATCTATCCCATATTGTTCTCTTGCTATCTTTTGAAAGTATTCATTTAGCAATAACTTTTGTACCTGGACAACTATTTCTATAACATCGTTATCCGTTTTTCTGAAGAATATAATATTTTTATTTGGATATATGATTATCATTATTGCTATTGCTATTGATAGACAAGTAGTTTTATACGACCCTCTATGAGCTTGTAGTGTTTGATCTTTTTCTTCAAATACAAAAGACTTAATCCATTCGTTGTGGATTTCTTCCAAATCTTCAAACCCAGACCATACCCCTAAAAGGTAAGGATCATTTTTGATTAACTCTAACCTTTTATTCCTTTCTGAAGTATTCATCTATTTCTTTCGCCCTTTCAGATATACCTATCGTACCGGAGTGTTCAACCTTATCGGTAAACAGTTTCAAATGCTTACCAAGACTTACAAGCGCATTATCCTTACAATACATCTTGTATTTGAATACCCCATTAGGGCCGGTTGAAACTTCTGCAATGCTTCTGGTGTCAACCTCGCTACTGTCTTTTAAATCAACGATAGTTCTATAATCAAGTATAGGTTTTCCTTCATCATTTATTCCGACCTGAGTCTTTTCTGTTCTATATGCAAGGTAGTTTCCTATATCGTCAAAGGCTATATGCGCTATTTCTTCCAACACTCTATCTGCTGTTATATCTAGCCTTTCAGCTCGTTTATCCATCAATGTCTGCAAATATGCCTTAACCTTATCATTACTTAACAAACGAGAAGCCTGTACTTCTGCAGTTTTAAGCGAGTATTTTGCCCTTATTGCGGCTTGCTTACCATTGAGGTCAATAATATATTCAGCGCAAAATCTCTTTTGCTTTTCAGTTAGCTTTTTAGCCTTTGCCATAGTATCACCCCAATACCATTCTTGTGTCTATTATATAAATTACCATACATAACAACGTCTCAATAGAACTAAATATTAATATTTCAGCCAGCCATTGTGCCCCCTCACTATCGACCACTATATTTAATCCAAAGTATGCAATCACGCAAAACAAAATTACACTCAATAGTAATAATATTAAACCTAATATATGAACCATAGTATCACCCTCTTATTGCTCCAATAGTATATAATTCATTATTATAACTCCACTCCATTTTGTACCCTCTAATATAATATCTCTCACACCCATTATATCTTTATAACTATTGATTTTGTTTTCTGTTTTTATTTCATTCATTCCATTACCCATCATTCCGTTATTTTCAAATGAGTAGCTTACAAAGTATTTATACATACCATCCACCCCTTTATCCTCTTTGCTATTTCAATGCGTGTCGTGAAGGTCTTTTGACTTCTCGACTATGTTACTTACTAAATCTTAGATACTTAGAGTCCAATTCTTAAATACTTAAGTTCTTATATAGTGGTCGCATACCGTCTTTTGCTATGGTCTTTATTTGTCCTTTGGGCAGAAGCCACATATTGACCTTTGCTTACTTCAATATTCGATATGCTGTTACTTTCTTCTCTGATTTCTTGCCTGTGTCGTAAAGATAATGCATCTGCCATGTTTGGATTAAATCAGTTTGCTTAAGTTCTTTCTTTGCTTTCTTAAGCGTTGTAATTCCCATACCGCAATCTTTAGACAAATCTTCGTTTGACCTGAAAAAGAATGTTTCCTTCTTTCCTGTGAATCTTTGCTCTAATTCATTCAGAACAACAAATAACCATTTTGCGTTTCGTGATAGTTCCGAATATTCTTCTGTGAATATATTCCTTCCTAATTCCATGTAAAAAGAATTACCATGTTTCATTGCATCACGTCCTTATGCTGTATTTATATGATACCGGTAATCTTCAATACGTACGCCGGACGTGTAAGCGCAAATATATCGGAAAAGGAAGCTATCCCCTGTCCCGGTTCAATATACAATTATGTTTTACATCGGGCAAAGATTTGCACTTTGCATAGGACTGGGCTTCTGTTGTCCTCGACTGATGCCATAGAGCCGGCGAACCTCTCCGCATCCGATGTAATTTCTAACTATTGGAGTTGTTTACTGTTTCGCTCCATTTATAAATAACCAAGTTTTAATCCCGCCATCATATGCATTTCCGCAGACCATTGTGTCAAGTACATCTCCCAATAAAAATATTCTATCTTTACATTCTATTACCCATGATCCGTTACTGAATTCGACAATTCCTTTTCCTGTAATATAATCCCCGTTTTCAGTTATCTCAAATTCAACAATGTCTTTTCTGTATATTTCTTTTTTGTTAAACCAAGACTTAATTCCTGTATACTGCATTAATTCATATCTTTGTGGATGTGGTTGATTGTCGCAATCAGAAAATCCCGATTGATTTGCTACTCCTGTTCCATTATAAACATGCCTTAATGCTGTCATTACTGCCTGCTCACTATCGACCATGCGAGAATATTTTGGATCGTCCTCGTTTATCCATGCTCTAAATTTTATTATCATTATGCTACACTCCTTATCATTTCAGCACCACTAATATGTATGTTGGATGGGTATTGGCGTACCCACCCAGTAAATATATGAAGAAAATGAAAACAATGTTGTATTGGCACATAACGCCCATGTGCCAGAGGCATGGGGAGGTACCTACATTGTAGCACATAAGCTACGGTTTTACAATTTCACTCTTTTCTGCGCTTTCATTCTTAACATCAATAACAAATTCAATCCATCCATTTCCATATCTCCGCAGGATTCGCCTTGCAGCATCCTTGTCCTTGGCAAGAGCTTCCTTTTTGGGGTTCTTGTGCCGCCACTCTCTTAGTCGTTCGCTACCTTTCATCTTTCCACCTCTCATACAAGCATTTTGATTTGATTCCGCTCCATGTATATTTCTTGGTTGAATCTGTATTCAAGTTGTTTCAGATCCTTTTTATCTGCAAATCCCCCTGGAGAATCGCATTCGTATTGTTTTAGCTTTTCCCACTTATCAGGGTAATGTATATATAGAGCTTTTAACGATTTAATGCTCTGCTTAGGGCATAGCCAACAACCCAACCTATCAAATTTTTCATATAGCGGATTAACCAAATCTCTTTCTTTCAAGTATTTATTACACTGTTTTTCAGTTATACCCCATTCGTAAAGCGGATATTTATATCCATCCTTGTAATGTATTCTTTTCGGTTCATCCGATGCTATGCCTAAATATCTAAAATTACCTTTGCAAATCTTTTCTAACAAATTATATTTAGCTTGTCTAGACCAATAGCATGGTTCTACAGATTTCGGCATTCCCCTTATTTTGTCAGTCTTCACTCCTCTTGTCCACTTCCCGTAAAACCAATCATCGAATTCATCTTTCGTTCTTACTGTTGTTATTTTCCGCTTTATGTGGTTTTCGATCCTGTCAATATACTTATACATTTCGTAAAATTCTAGTTTTGTGTCTGCAAATACTATTTCATCAATCTTTATGCCTTTCTCTATCATCATAAGCAACATTGCGGTCGAGTCCTTTCCACCACTGAAAGAGACAATATGTTTCATTCTTTCCACCTCTTCATCTGCTCACCTACGCCAAAACATATCATAAAGCCTGTTATGATGATCCCGACCGCAAGGCCGCAGCCGAATGCTATTATTAGTTGATTCATACCTTCTTCCGCTTTCTGTCCTCGACTCTCGCCTTGTTAATCAACTGATTCCTGCACTTCTTAGCCTCTGTATCAACGATTTTAACCCTTTTTTCCATAGTCACTATGTCATAATACCCATTATTCATATTCCTTACTCTTTTCATGAATCTTCTGAAAACCTTGTTGCCTCTCTCATTCCGTATCAAATCCCGTTTAAACGCTCTTGCTGCTCCCATTACTTCGCCTCCATTTCTTCTAATAATCCCATCAGTATCCTTTTTGTGAATAATTTATTTGATAAAAGCAAATGCTTCGCAGTTTTGCAATCTTTCTCAAAATTTAATTGCTTAGCTTTTTTTATACCAGCTTCATCATATATTTTCCAGTAGTCAGGAGCATGCCAATTGTCGCCTGTTCCGTATTCTTTTCCACCAAAATCTATTCTTCTTCCATTTGCAAGCGTGTATGTTTTCTTGTTTATTTTCTTTATATGGCTTATTTCAACCACTTCTTTACTGCTAAATCTATTTCTGCTTATCAGCATAACCTTATCATTAACTTTAAGATTCTCCATCTATTCTCCTCTCAATCTCATCGCCAAGTATAATCTCCAACTGTTCGCTTATCCGCCCCAACTCTTCACTTCTTTCCACCGACTTATCCACATAATCCACAAGGTTTGCGTTGAACTCGCCAATCACTAAGTAGCAGTTCCTAAGCATTAAGCCTTGAAGGATTATGATGGCTATTAGTGTAAAGGTTAGGAGTTTATTCTTCATTCATTATCATCGCCGTAGCTATAAATGGCTTTCTTCTTATTACTTTTTTAGCCTCTT